CACCGCCATGTAGGCGTCTGCCGTGCACTTCCGTTCTGCTGATACGGCTGAGGTTTTCAACGGCCTGCTCAAGACCTTTTATGGCCATACATCCCCCTTTCAGCGGCGACGGTTAACGGCAGGCGGTACGCCCCGCCCAAGCCAGAGATGACAGCTTCCGCCATCATCCGGCGAAATCCGGTCTATCCAGAAGTTTTCCTCACCGATGGTCAGCGTGTCTCCACGCCGCAGTTGCCGCACATCATCAGTCCGGACAAACAGGGACGGGCTGGAGCCTTCAACGCGCACGCCCTGTCCGGCATAGCTGATATTTTCAGGGTCATCAAAAACACCACGTATTACTGCGCCGGACAGCTCACCGGATGTCATGGTGGCTGACGTTCCCATGTACCCGCGTATCGTTTCATCGGCGCGGGCAATGGCAGCATCGAACAGGTTATCGAAATCAGCCACAGCGCCTCCCGTTATTGCATTCTGGCCAGGCCACGTTCTGTCATTTCGGCTGCCATACCGGCAGAGACACGAAACGCCGTTCCCGGCAGCGCAAATGCCACAGGTTCATCCCGCGTGGCGTGAAGTGCATCGGTATGCAGCGTCACCAGTGCCACGACCGTGACCAGAGCAGCCGTATCCTGAATCACGGTATCCGGCTGCGCTGATACCACCTCATTTTCATGTCCGGTCAGCGCATTTTCCGGGTTGACAGATGTATCCTGACCGGCAGCGTCATCCGTGTCATCAAGCTCCTCTTCCAGCTCTGCCACACGGAGCGCCAGTTCTTCTTTCGTCCCCGTCAGGCTGACATCACGGTTCAGTTGTTCACCCAGCGAACGGAGACGGGCAATCAGTTCATCTTTCGTCATGAACCCCTCCACAGAGAAACAATGGCCCCGAAGGGCCATGATTACGCCAGTTGTACGGACACGAACTCATCAGGGTCAGCCAGCAGCATCAGCGGTGCTGACTGAATCATGGTGAACTCACGCGCCGGATCGCCGGTGGTCACCCAGTTTTTCGGGTAACGGGCAGAGGCGTTAATGCCTTCGCGCTGTGCGTCCGCATCCTGAATGCAGCCATAGGTGCGCAGACCGCGTGCCTGAGTGTTCCCCAGCACCATCGTGTTGTCCGGCAGGAAGTTCTTTTTGACACCGTTTTCCACGTACTGCCCGGAATACACGACGATGGCCACATCGCCATACATTCCCTTATAAGACACCGCTTTGCCCAGGTCTTTTACCGCTGTCTCCAGTTCGGAATGAGAGCCGCGACGGGTATCCAGCTTCTCCTTGACGGCTTTGAAGGAACGGAACAGCGCCCAGCCTTTCGGGTCAAACACGATGATATTCACCACGCCGCTGGCGTTCAGCGCGTAGGCTTCGATATCGTCGGTCGGGTCATACGTGGACTTGTCACGCTTGCTCCACTCCGTGCCGCCGGACTGCGTGATGTTATTCGCCTCACTGCGGCCCATATCCACCTCAACCGGATCGAAGGCTTCACCGGTCATGGTGTATTTGCCCTTAAGCACGGCAGAAACTGCCTGCATCTCTTCGACCTGGGCAATCGCCAGATTTTCATCCAGCATATTCTGCCGAATAATACGGCGACGACGGTAAGCCGGGTCAGCCAGGTTCTGCGGATCTTCATCCGGCAGGCGACGCAGGGTCATCTGCGGATTCACCTCATGCTTGGGTTTGACATAACCCGGCGTAAATTCAGAGGTGGAGCCGCCACGGGATCGGATAACCTCACCGGAAACAATCGGCGAAACGTACAGCGCCATGTTTACCAGTCCCGGAATTTGTGAGAGATAGACTTTTTCCGTGGTGAAAGGATAGGTTTCACGGAAAAACAGGCGCAGAAACAGCGGATCGAACTTAAAGTGATGCTGGGTCGATGCCAGTAATTCTGCAGTTGTATATACAGACATAAATTATTTCCATAAAAAAAGCCGCACAGGCGGCCTTTGTTGATGAAGGGGAAGATTAAACGATGCTGATTGCCGTTCCGGCAAACGCGGTCCGTTTTTTAGTCTCGTCGCTGGCAGCCTCCGGCCAGAGCACATCCTCATAACGGAACGAGCCGGACTTGTAGAACGTCAGTGTGGTGCTGGTCTGGTCAGCAGCAACCGCCAGAATGCCAACGGCAGCACCGTCGGTGGTGCCATCCCACACAACCAGCTTACGGGTAGTGCCATCCAGCATCAGCGGGGTCATTGCAGGCGTTTTCGCACTCAATCCGCCAGGCGCAATTGCTGTATGAGCCGGATCACTGTTACCCAGCGGCTGGTAATGGTTAAACTCTTCTTTTGTCGCCATAACTGCCTCTTATACCGGTAAAGCTTCAGGTGTATTAAGTAATTCTTTATGGATATCAGATGCCAGGTTACCTGCAGCCAGCGGTGCCGGTGCCCCCTGCATCAGACGATCCAGCGCAGTGTCACTGCGCGCCTGTGCACTCTGTGGTGCTGCGGCCAGAATGCTGCGGGCCGTTTCCACGGTCATTCCGGGGGTTTCTGCCAGCACGCGTGCCTGTTCTTCGCGTCCGTGGGCCTCCTCACAGTTGAGGATCCCCATAATGCGGCTGTTTTCTGCCGCAACCGCTGCGGTGATCTGCGCGTTCACGTCCGGCTGCGCCGCGCTGGCGTTCTCGCCCTCCGTCGCTTGCACCACGCCAGTAACGTCAGCCTGCGAAGCAGTGGCTGAAACAGTTGTTGATTGAGTCTCTTTGGTCATTCGCCCTCCTGAGAGACGGGATTTACGTGCATCCAGTGCATCACGCATGACGGTGATCGCATCGGTACTGTTAACAAGTTCATCAGCCAGTCCGGCATCAATGGCCTCCTGACCGCTGTACACTGCAGCCTCGGTATCCAGCACAGCCTGCACGGACAGGCCGGTATATGCCGACACCTTCTGCGCAAACATCTGGCGGGTTGCATCCATCCGGGACTGCAGTGTCTCCCGGACGTCATCCGGAAGATGGCTGTAGGGGTTGCCATCCACCTTATGGCTGCCGCTGTAAATCAGCGTGATTTCCACACCCTGTTTCTCCAGCGCAGCACCGTAATTACTGTGAGCCATCATGACGCCGATGGAGCCTGTCCGGGCGGTCTGCGTGACCAGACGCCGGGAGGCGGCACTGGCAAGCAGCTGCCCTGCACTGCAGTTCATGTCATTGGCCAGCGCCCATACCGGCTTTATGTCACGCACACGGGCGATGATGTCAGCGCAGTCAAATGCCCCTGCCACCATTCCGCCGGGCGTGTCCATATCGAGCAGAATGCCGTCCACCATCGGGTCGCTGACAGCCTGTTGCAGACGGGCGATAATGCCGTTGTAACCGGTCATTCCCGAATACGGCTGCAGCGCCCGCGTCCGGCTGACCAGCGTGCCGGAAACCGGCAGCACGGCGATGCCGTTCATGACCTGATAACTGCGGGCCTGTCGTGGTCCGTCATCATCACCGGATAACGCCAGCGTCGCGAGTGCCTCCGGGGCAGTCAGGCTGTCGCCGGACACCGCATCCGTCAGGCGGCTGATCCCAAGCTGGCCTGCAAGCGCACAAAAGAAAACCCGCGCATAGGCGGGTTCAAGCATCAGCGGTTCATTAAAGGCCATGCTGGCAATATGCGGGAGATTACGCAGCTCTGCTGTCACTCTTCTCCTCCTCTGTTGATTGTCGCAGCCCGGATTCAAATGCCGCAGCCGCCCAGGCGGGCGGTTTAAGACCAGCCGCGCGGCGCTCCATCGTTTCACGGACCTGCTGGGCAAAAATTTCCTGATAGTCGTCACCGCGTTTTGCGCACTCTTTCTCGTAGGTACTCAGTCCGGCTTCTATCAGCATCACAGCTTCCTGTACTTCTTTCAGACCATCGATGGCCATACGACCGGAGCCTATCCAGTCGCAGTTCCCCCAGGCACTTCGGGCTTCCTGAAAACTGAAGCGCGCTTTTGAAGGTAACGTCACCACGCGGCGAGCGATGGCCTCTTCCAGCCAGCACAGAAACATCTGGCTCGCCTGACGGGATGCTACGAATTTTCGCCGCCCCATAAAGTACGCCCACGACTCGTTCGCACTGGCCCGTGCCGTGGAGTAGCTCATCTGGGCGTAATTCCGGGAAAGCTGCTCATACGAGACACCCAGCCCGGCAGCGATATACCGCAACAGTGACTGCTCAAACACGGAGTAGCCGTTATCCGTGTCCTGAGCCGTCTGCAGGTTCAGTGAGTCCCCCGGCATCAGGTGCGGCACTTTTGCGCCTCCCAGACGGACCGGTGCTGCGGCGTAATACGCGGCAATTTCACCAATCCAGCCGGTCAGCCTGTCCCGCTGCTCCTGACTGTTCGCGCCCAGAATAAAATCCATCGCTGACTGCGTATCCAGCTCACTTTCAATGGTGGCGGCATACATCGCCTTCACAATGGCGCTCTGCAGCTGCGTGTTCTGCAGCGTGTCGAGCATCTTCATCTGCTCCATCACGCTGTAAAACACATTTGCACCGCGGGTCTGCCCGTCCTCCACGGGTTCAAAAACGTGAATGAACGAGGCGCGCCCGCCGGGTAACTCACGGGGTATCCATGTCCATTTCTGCGGCATCCAGCCAGGATAGCCGTCCTCGCTGACGTAATATCCCAGCGCCGCACCGCTGTCATTAATCTGCACACCGGCACGGCAGTTCCGGCTGTCGCCGGTATTGTTCGGGTTGCTGATGCGCTTCGGGCTTACCATCCGGAACTGTGTCCGGAAAAGCCGCGACGGACTGGTATCCCAGGTGGCCTGAACGAACAGTTCACCGTTAAAGGCGTGCATGGCCACACCTTCCCGAATCATCATGGTAAACGTGCGTTTTCGCTCAACGTCAATGCAGCAGCAGTCATCCTCGGCAAACTCTTTCCATGCAGCTTCAACCTCTCGGGAAAAGGCACGGGCTTCTTCCTCCCCGATGCCCAGATAGCGCCAGCTTGGGCGATGACTGAGCCGGAAAAAAGACCCGACGATATGATCCTGATGCAGCTGGATGGCGTTGGCGGCATAGCCGTTATTGCGTACCAGATCGTCTGCGCGGGCATTGCCACGGGTAAAGTTGGGCAGCAGGGCTGCATCCACACTTTCACTCGGTGGGTTCCACGCCCGCAACTGCCCACCAAATCCGCTGCCACCGCCGTGATAACCGGCATATTCACGCAGCGATGTCATGCCGTCCGGCCCCAGAAGGGTGGGAATGGTGGACGTTTTCATACATAAAATCCTGCAGGTCCTCTGCGTCGCTGTGTCATGCCGGTCTGCACTTCCAGCTCCGCAATGTATTTTTTCAGGTCAGACACGGAAGTGGCCGTAAACTCCACTCTCCGTCCGTCTTTCTGTACCGTTGCCACCCGTTTTCCTGTCATCAGGTCATGCAGTGCCGCACGGGCAGCGGCAAGTTCTTCCTGTCGCGTCATTCATCCTCTCCGGATAAGGCACGGGCGTAATCTGCCAGTGTTTTCTTGTTGGTTGCTGCACCATCCTCTTCCTGCAGGCTCGCCAGCAGTGCACTGAGATCCAGCTGCCAGCGGGAAATACTGATGCGCAGCGCCGCCAGCGCATAAACGAAGCAGTCGAGCGCCTCATTGCGTCGCTTTTTGCTGTCCCACAGTATTTTTTTCCTGCCATCCACCCATTTTTCGACCTGCTCTTCAGCAGTCAGCTGCTGCGCTTCGGTAAGATCAAAAATATCCGGGTTATTCGGGAAGTGAACGGCACCGGGAAGCGGTTCATCCCCTTCCGGCGTCAGTGTGAAGCGGTTATAAATCTGCTCTTTCGCGGTATCCGTACCAATTTCGGTAAGGTAAACCCCGTTTTTGTTTCGCTTACGTGGCATGCTGGCCACCGGCTTTCCGTAGACGGATGCCCCTTTAATGGGGATCACCCGGAACAGCCCATGTTTTTTCGAGCGTTCATACACAATGGTCGGGTCAATCCCGCCAGTATCCCAGCAGATACGGGATACCGACATTTCTGCACCATTCCGGCGGGTATAGGTTTTATTGATGGCCTCATCCACACGCAGCAGCGTCTGTTCATCGTCGTGGCGGCCCATAATAATCTGCCGGTCAATCAGCCAACTTTCCTCACCCGGCCCCCATCCCCATACGCGCATTTCGTAGCGGTCCAGCTGGGAGTCGATACCGGCGGTCAGGTAAGCAACACGATCAGGAACGGGCGCTGAATAATGCTCTTTCCGCTCTGCCATCACTTCAGCATCCGGACGTTCGCCGATTTTCGCTTCCCACGTCTCACCGAGCGTGGTGTTCACGAAGGTTTTACGTTTTCCCGTATCCCCTTTCGTCTTCATCCAGTCTTTTACAATCTGCACCCAGGTGGTGAACGGGCTGTACGCCGTCCAGATGTGAAAGGTCACACTGTCAGGAGGTTCAATCTCTTCACCGGATGACGAAAACCAGAGAATGCCATCACGGGTCCAGATCCCGGTCTTTTCGCAGATATAACGGGCATCAGTAAAGTCCAGCTCCTGCTGACGGATGACGCAGGCATTATGCTCACAGAGATAAAACACGCTGGAGGGATCATCCGGCATCCATTTGAGGCCAAACGGCGTCTCTTTGTCGCCAAATTTAAGGTACTGCTCCTTCCCGCAGTGCGGGCAGGCAACATGAAAACGCATAAAATGCGGGGATTCACTGGCTGCACGCTCAATCTGGCAGGTGCCTCTCACTTTGGGCGTGGAGCCACGGATGGACTTTGGCCAGACCGAGCCTTCAATACGCTTATCGCCCAGGAACGTCGGAGAGCCTTCCTGTTCAATATCCTCATCAAAGGCAGCAAGTTCATCATAACCCGCCACATCCACTGACTTTTCACGGTAGTTTTTTGCCGCTTTACCGCCCAGGCACCAGAAGCCACGACCATTGGTGAAACGCTTCATGGTGAGCGTGTTATCCCGGTGCTTTTTGCCATACCACGGGGCCAGCGCCAGCAGCGAAGGAATATCACGGATGGTCGGCTCAACGTGAGTTTTCATAAAGTTCTCGGCATCACCATCCGTCGGCAACCAGATAAGGGTGTTGCGCTGCTTATGCTCTATGAAGTAGGCATAAACACCCAGCAGCATTTTGGAATAACCAACACGGGCAGACTTCACCACATTCACCTCGCGGATGTAGTCACTGCCCATCGCATTCATGATGGCCCGCTGAAAGGGCAGTGTTTCCCAGCGCCCTTCCTGGTATGCGGATTCTTTTGGGAGATAGTAATTGGCATCCGCCCATTCAACGGCGGTCTGTGGCTCCGGCCTGAACAGTGAGCGAAGCCCGGCGCGGACAAAATGCCGCAGCCTGTTAACCTGACTGTTCGATATATTCACTCAGCAACCCCGGTATCAGTTCATCCAGCGCGGCTGCTTTGTTCATGGCTTTGATGATATCCCGTTTCAGGAAATCAACATGTCGGTTTTCCAGTTCCGGAAAACGCCGCTGCACCGACAGGGGGATCCCGTCGAGAATACTGGCAATTTCACCTGCGATCCGCGACAGCACGAAAGTACAGAATGCGGTTTCCACCACTTCAGCTGAGTCTCTGGCATTCTTCAGTTCCTGTGCGTCGGCCTGCGCACGCGTAAGTCGATGGCGTTCGTACTCAATAGTCCCTGGCTGGAGATCTGCCTCGCTGGCCTGGCGCAGTTCTTCAACCTCCCGGCGCAGCTTTTCGTTCTCAATTTCAGCATCCCTTTCGGCATACCATTTTATAACGGCGGCAGAGTCATAAAGCACCTCATTACCCTTGCCACCGCCTCGCAGAACGGGCATTCCCTGTTCCTGCCAGTTCTGAATGGTACGGATACTCGCACCGAAAATGTCAGCCAGCTGCTTTTTGTTGACTTCCATTGTTCATTCCACGGCCAAAAACAGAGAAAGGAAACGACAAAGGCCCAAAAGTTCGTTTTCAGCACCTGTCGTTTCCTTTCTTTTCAGGGGGTATTTTAAATAAAAACATTAAGTTACGACGAAGAAGAACGGAAACGCCTTAAACCGGAAAATTTTCATAAATAGCGAAAACCCGCGAGGTCGCCGCCCCGTAACCTGTCGGATCGCCGGAAAGGACCCGTTGGCCGTTCTGGTCTACTTCGTAATGGGATTTAATAGCTGAACGACAAAAGTCTTGCGACCACAGTCACACAGACCTGAATACACGTCCTGTTTCTTCCACCCCCGCACAGGACTGGCGAGCATGAGGGACACCCCCGCGAACCATAAACGCGGTAAAAACCCGGTGTGCATCGTTTTTGATTATTCCCGCACACTCACGCAGAAGGAATTCCCCGTCGGGCTACGGTCATGGTTAATGCGGGAATACGGCGACGATACAGCGCAGCTAAAAGGGTAATGGACAGAAAGAGCGGTTTATTTCATTCCACAGGATTCTGAGTGCCCCCTCCTCCAATAGGCTGAGCATCCACCTATATAGTTTTAATTTTCATCAATCCATTTAACTATCGTTTAATTGTTGTCACATAGGATTCTGCCGTTTTTAACAATGCAGGATAATAAGATGAAAAAAATGTTGTTTTCTGCCGCTCTGGCAATGCTTATTACAGGATGTGCTCAACAGACGTTTACTGTTGGAAACAAACCGACAGCAGTAACACCAAAGGAAACCATCACCCATCATTTCTTCGTTTCGGGAATTGGACAGGAGAAAACTGTTGATGCAGCCAAAATTTGTGGCGGCGCAGAAAATGTTGTTAAAACAGAAACCCAGCAAACATTCGTAAATGGATTGCTCGGTTTTATTACTTTAGGCATTTATACTCCGCTGGAAGCGCGTGTGTATTGCTCACAATAATTGCATGAGTTGCCCATCGATATGGGCAGCTCTATCTGCACTGCTCATTAATATACTTCTGGGTTCCTTCCAGTTGTTTTTGCATCGTGATCAGCCTCTCTCTGAGGGTGAAATAATCCCGTTCAGCGGTGTCTGCCAGTCGGGGGGAGGCTGCATTATCCACGCCGGAGGCGGTGGTGGCTTCACGCACTGACTGACAGACTGCTTTGATGTGCAACCGACGACGACCAGCGGCAACATCATCACGCAGAGCATCATTTTCAGCTTTCGCATCAGCTAACTCCTTCGTGTATTTTGCATCGAGCGCAGCAACATCACGCTGACGCATCTGCATGTCAGTAATTGCCGCGTTCGCCAGCTTCAGTTCTCTGGCATTTTTGTCGCGCTGGGCTTTGTAGGTAATGGCGTTATCACGGTAATGATTAACAGCCCATGACAGGCAGACGATGATGCAGATAACCAGAGCGGAGATAATCGCGGTTACTCTGTTCATTGCTGACCCCACAAACAGATTTCACGCTCAATCTCACGACGAGTCATGAGACCTTTCCATTGCTTACCGCCAGCATATGTCCAGCGACGTAGCTGATCACATGCGCCTTTGATATCACCCTGGTTTATTTTGCGAAGAAGCGTCGATGTTCTGAAATTGCCAGCACCCACGTTGTAAACGAATGAGTAAAGAGCGCCGCGCGTTGTTTCCGGTATATCGACTTTGATGTACGGGTTAATTTGTCTGGCGACAGTGGCAAGGTCTTTATTCAAGAGTGCTTTGCATTCTGCTTTGGTATACGTTTTACCGAGCATAATGTCTTTTCCTGTATGCCCG